AACCACGATACCATTGGGTGTCACCATACACCGTGTTGGAGAAAGTTCTTTTCTGGTTAGACTGGGATAATATTTCACACAACACACCATGGGTTGAGAAGTGGTCTGAACGTATCATGCCATTCAGTAAAGCATGGCAAAAGTTTATGGATTTCATCCATCCTGAAGTGAATTTTGTCAAGGTGGATTACTGGGATGTTTGGTCTATGGACCACACCTTGTCACCAATCATTCTGCCAATGTTGAAACAACTGAAAGAAGTTAAACACGGTTCAGGCCATGTAGATGATGAAGATGTACCAGATGAATTAAAATCCACATCATCGCCACCAAAAGAAAATGAGTATGATACAGATGACAATTGGCACAAGCGTTGGGATTATGTCCTTGATGAAATGATTTGGGCATTTGAACAACTTAGTGATGACAACCATGAAGATAAATTTTGGCATGAGCGTGGAGAAATTGACTGGGAAGAAATGAAAAGACCATTCCCTGAAGGTGAAACGACCCGTGAAGTTAAGTGGAAATCTGAAAGTAAAGTTGATTGGGACGGTTTAAAAGAACACAATAACCGCATCAGCAACGGTACACGCCTCTTTGGTAAGTATTACCGAGGCCTTTGGGATTAAAAAGCATAAATAAAGGTACTAGACACAACACACATTAGTCTAGTAACCACACATACACAAACACAAGGAGTAAATATGAGTATGAGTCCATTTGAAATTCGTCTTGAGCTATTAAAAATGGCCAAAGATATGCTCGAATCCGATTATTTCGGAAAGAGAGAAATGATAGCCAATCAGTTCGCAACGGACTGTGATGCCGCTAAATCAAAAGGTGCAGAAGCACCTAGGCACCCAGGCTATCCAACCTACCCCGCAGAATCAGAGATTATTACCAAGGCCACAGCCCTAAATGCGTTCGTGTCCATGATGCCTGACCAACCGACTAAAACGGTTAAAAAGTCCTGAGGGGGAGAGGCTTCGGCCTCTTTAACACACAGAAAAGGAGAAGCTATGCTAAGCAAACCTATAATTGCAAGCATTTTAGTATCTGCATCGCTAATCATGGCGGCAGTTACATTCAAGGACGAAAGTAAAGTCCTATTAGATAATATTAGTTATTATTCGTTATCTGACCCTGCAAGAAAGCAGGTAGAGTGCCTCGCTGAGAATATTTACTTTGAAGCAGGACATGAATCCCATGAAGGTAAACTAGCAGTTGCCTTAGTTACAATGAACAGAGTATCAACAGGCAACTATGCTGAAGATATTTGTGGTGTGGTAAAGCAAAAGACAAACGGCACTTGCCAATTCAGTTGGTGGTGTGACAAGACCTTTACCGATAGGCGCTTGACAATCAAGCAGTCCTCGTTGTATAATGATATTAGAGAGTTAGCTGTATATGTTGTAATGAACTATGAGAACATTAAAGATGTTACACATGGTGCAACCTATTATCATGCCGATTATGTTAATCCTAGGTGGCCTTTGCCACGAACGACACAAATCGGTAGACATATTTTCTATAAGAAGAAAACTGACCAGTTTGAAAGGAAAGAATTCAGAATATGATTGAATCGCTAAAAAATAACTTGACACAGTTGATTATTTGTGTTACAATAGTTTTAGTCTCAGCGATAGTTGCATTGGGCATCTATCACTACAATGAACGAAACTTAATGTCAAAGAACATTGAGGCAGCAATGCAAAAAGGTGTTGACCCTCTTTCAATTCGTTGTTCTTATGCTTCACACGTTGATGCGGTGTGTGTTGCGTATACCATTCAATCCGCAAAAAAGTAATTGGAGTATATTATGGCTATTCAGCAAGTGAGTGTAAATCAGATTTCAAATCCTGCCGACCGAGAAAAACTTCTCAAGGTAATCCGTGAGGTGTCAGATTCAATGGCCCGAGCGCAAGGTGAGAAAGAGTATATCCGTGAGGCTATCGCAGATATCAGTAAACAGTTACAACTTCCAAAGAAGATTGTGGCCAAAATGGCGAAGGTTTATTTCAAACAGAACTACGATGAAGAAGTTGCGGTCCAAGACCAGTTTACAACCCTTTACGAGACTGTGGTAAAATAATGCCATCATTTAAATTTGTATGTGAACACCGTAGTCCTTGGGATGAAACAGTTACTCACAAGAACACAATGGAATTTAATGAAGACAAATTAGATTTTGTCGTTGCTGAGTTCCAAGATTTTCTCCGTGGTTGTGGTTTCTATTTTGATGGACGCCTCGAAATCGTTGATGATGAGCAAGAAAGTGATGATGCCGATACTGATGTTTCGGTTATGGACTGGACTGCAAAACAATTAACTAATCCGCCTACCTTGCGAGGTGAAAATGCCAACGAAGGATGAAATGTCTAAATTTGCAAAAGCGATTGATACGCTAGTTGCAACCACAGACTATACTTACCTTGAGGCCATTGTCCAGTATTGTAAAGATACAGGACTTGAAATTGAGGTTGCTGCATCATTGATTAACTCCAATCTGAAATCTCGGATTGAGAATGATGCCATGGATAGAAATATGTTGAAAGAAAAAGGTTCTCGGTTACCAATATGATTACAGGATATGAAGCATTTGGAATCTATCAGGCTCTAAAACTTCATTTCACAACCGACTCATACGACTATTTCAAATACAATGGTAAAACCAATGTAAGCGTTTCTGCTTTTGAAAATCGTAAAGACAAGTACCACTTCTACAAACTGTCCCGCAAATTTGCTAACAAAGACGACTTAATTGCGTTTATCGTGGCAAATTTTGTAGAAGATGATAAGGCTTGGGTCGGCAATCTGTTGCAAGAAGAAGCTGATGTGAATTTCCGTAATCACCAGAAAGTCCTTCAATCGTTCTCATACACATTTGAAAATGATTGTCGTAAACTGTTTAATGATACTCCAGACCCCAATGGAATTTTGAAGACTGACGGTGATTACCCTATATTATTGACAAAGACTCTACGGAAAGATACACATATTGAAACCTTGTGTATACTCAATGAAATGTTAAATTTCTTTCCAATGTGGAGCAAAAAAATCAATGACACTATTCGTTGGCCTGAATATCGGCGAAAGACCCTCAAGTATGCCGCATTTCTACCAAAGGATGATGTAAAATACAAGTTGATTTTAAAGAAGGTGTTAGATGCAAATCAGTAAGATTTATTTGGATATGGATGGTGTTCTCTGTAACTTTGAACGCCGTTATTTTGAACTGTATAACGAGTTGCCTGGTTCTATGCGTGACCGCAAAGAATTCAATAAGAACTGGGACGACTTTGTTCTCACTAAACAATTTGAGACACTAGATGTATATCCAGGTGCTCTTGAACTGATTGCATTTGTAAATAGCACCGGCATCCCTGTTGAGATTCTATCTTCTTCAGGTGGTGCAAAATACCACGACATTGTTGCGGCTCAGAAAGCAGTCTGGTTAAAGTCTGTCAACCTGAAATACAAACCAAACATTGTATCAGGTCGTAAGGCAAAAGGTGACGGCTACGCTGCACCTGACGTAATTCTTGTGGATGATACCACAGATGTTATCCAACATTTTAATAATTGTGGTGGCATCGGTATTCTTCACAAGGAAGTAGGCAACACTATTAAGATGATTGAACACCTGATTAATAAGTGACCTATATACCACTATATGATGCATAATGTGGATAAGAAAAATACTATACATACAATTTATACAAGGAAATATATATGAGTTCATTTGCTAACCTCAAGCGTAATCGCAGTTCACTAGACAAGTTGACAAAGGCGATTGAAGCAACCGGCCAACCTGCTGAAGCAGGCGGTAAAGATGACAACCGATTCTGGCAACCCCAAGTAGATAAAGCAGGTAACGGCATGGCTGTTATCCGTTTCCTTCCAGCTCCTGCTGTTGATGGTGACGATGCTCTTCCATGGGTTCGCACATTCAGTCACGGTTTTCAAGGTCCTGGTGGTTGGTTCATTGATAACTGTTTGACCACTCTTAACGAGAAGTGTCCAGTTTGTGAACACAACAACACTCTATGGAATTCAGGCATCGAAGCAAACAAAGACATTGCACGTAAGCAAAAACGTAAGTTGAGCTATGTTGCAAACGTACTGATTGTTTCAGACCCTAGCGACCCATCGAACGAAGGACAAATCAAGTTATTCAAGTTTGGTAAGAAAATCTTTGATAAGATTACCGAAGCTATGAATCCAGAGTTTGCTGATGAAACACCAATCAACCCATTTGATATGTGGGAAGGTGCTAACTTTAAGTTGAAGATTCGTAATGTTGAAGGTTATCGTAACTACGACAAGTCCGAATTCGCTCCTGTGAGTGCATTACTTGATGGTGATGATGAAAAATTGGAAGAATTGTGGAAGAAAGAATTCTCTTTGAAAGACTTCACAGAGAAGAAACAATTCAAACCTTATGACCAGTTGAAGGCACGCCTTGACAAGGTTCTAGGTTTTGAAGGCGTTGCACCTTCTACAAAGGCAGAATCTGCCGTTGTCCAGAAATTCAATGATGCTGATATTGCTGTACTTGATAAGGGTACAACCGCAGTTGACGCTGACGATGACTTGAACTACTTCAGGTCTCTCGCAGATTAAACTAAAATCCTCCATAGAAATTAGTTTAGACCCCGCCTAGTGCGGGGTTTTTTACGACACCCGATTTGCCATATTCGATGCAGTAGAACTATTAGGCTTTGCTGCAGCGTTTTGTGTAGTGTTCACAACTTGGTTGT